GTTTCCTCGTTTCCGATCACGTACAACGGTACAACCGTCAACCATCCGAACGTAGAACAATCGCCACTATAAGTAGTGAACTATGTTTAAAATAAAATAATAATAAACGCTAGATCGCGTTATAATGACGGATTTTGACTCAACGTCATGGATAGCTAAACTATCTCCTTCGGTATGCTTATTTAAGCTTCCCCGTCTCCGGATGCCTATGCTCAATTTTCATATCAATCGAACACGGATTTTGATCTCGTAGATTTACAAACTACGGGTTTATTTTTCAGGTCACCAACCTTTATATTCCTTAAGGGAATAAATCTACACTGCTAAAATATTCACAGTTGCTGACACAACGCCAGTACCTGCTGAAAACGTGGCAGTAATCCTGAGCCTCAACGCATCAGTCCCATTGGACGAAAAGAACGTTGGCTGGATTACTTGAGCTGCTACCAAATCAGCCGCCCCGCCATATGTCTGGGACAAAGGGCTACCTGCAATGTCAACCGTATTCTTCTGAAGTGCGACAACTACTGTCTGAACATCAACAGAATAGGTCTCCGTGAAATTAGCTGAAACAACATAATTTCCGGGTGGTAGTACTATAGAGCCTGCTGTATTAACAGCACTAAGACCATTTGCGTCCGACGTAGCTAACGCCGGAAAGAACGCAACACCTGTGGTCATTGACTCTGGCGCAGTAGAACGGAACTCTGCGACTTGATTGTTGTTGGGTGCTGATGTTGTCGACTCCAACACGGGCTTCTCAAACCAGCCTCTATACCGGACATGTAACTCACCAATCTTCGTGGTGTTATCTGCTGTTCCGGCTGCAGCAAAATTCAGATTGCCAAGATCATAGGTCTTAATATCCGATCCCCCAGGTAAGTTGCCTGGACGAACGTACTTTGGCCCATTCTCAAATGCAGTGCGACAGTCCACTCGCAAGACTATATCCTTACAAGGCATACAGTCATTGTGTGGATCCATATCCATCATCTGCACCTTACTCACTGGTGGAGGATCAGCTGCGTCATAATCGACTGCAAGCATAACCTTCCCTGTTGTACCAGCGGTGGCAAACTCCGACACTTCATGTTCATAATAGAACTCAAGGTCGGTCAGGACGTACTTCTCATATCGATCAGCTATACTAGATAGCCAAGGAAAAGTAACTACTTGTCCTGGATTTATTGGGAACTGGAATGCCGGCCCACCTGCAGCGCCTGAAACGTTGCCGGGTCCAAAGGTAGTATTTCCGAACATATCTGCTATAAACTCATCTTCATCAAAGTTATGGCGTCGTCGTCCACCCTGTCTCATTCCCATCGGCATGCCTCTTGCTCTGGCTGTGCCGGTAAAATTTGTTTGCTTGCGCTGTGATCCGGGGTTACGATTCCTTCGCCCCTTTCTCTTCCCATTGCGCTTTCTCCTTCTAATACGGCCTTGACCGCCGGCACTAAAAGAACCCGCTGGCATAAGCGGTCCTATCTTAACTCTTCGAGCTCCGCCTCGTGCGGGACGCTTGAATTGTCTCCTCCTTCTTTGTCGTTGTGGAAGTGCTATTACTTCCATCTTCTTGAAACGTGTTTTTATACAGCTATTGCATCTTTCTCTAGCTCTGTATGATTGGTTTCTAAGCGGGAAGCCTTCTTGCTTCCCTAACAACAATATTTTACATTCATCTTCGGTGGGTATTTGTGTAAGTGCGCGCTGCCATTCAGGCTCATCCGCTAACACTCTCCCATATTCTACGAGTATGAAATTTATAAGTTCATTTAGGTAATCCCGCATCTGCTGATCCGCCCATCCTACTCTTAGGATAGCAGCAGCCCGACATAATGTCATAGATGGGTCACCAGGAGCACGTGAGTATAACAAACTAGTGAGCAACTTACTCCGGTCATATATTGGGACAGCTTGTCCATCAATATACACTGTATGTGCTGAAAGAAAATCTAGTTCATCGAGGGGTCGTGGATCAAGGCAATCAGTGGTTGTTGTCACACCAATTCCTTTCCAAACTTCAATGACAGATCGTGCATTGAAGAAGACCAAAGCTTCATCAGATACCGTCCATGTATTATCGTCCCCACAAAGTGCGAGGGCTAAATGCTCATCAAAATCAGCATAGCTTAAAAACGATAAAGGGGCCAACATTATCCATGCATATGCTAATAGCATGTACAATATCAACGTGTTATCTGAGATTGTGTTCACTGAGCCAGACGGGTTTCCTCCTGTCTTTAGCACAAGTACACCTTCTGATGTGAGGACCATCGTATTTATTAAATTACGATAATACACCTTGAGCCTCTGCTCATTATCAGGTGTTCGATCCTCAGATCGAAGCATTTGCCAGCGAAACCGAGCTATTGACCACATAACGTGTGCTCGCAATGATGAATCGTATTGGGACTCATCAAGGGCAAATCCATTAGGATATTTGCGTAATTTTCGCATTAATTGCTCCCATCCTCCTTTAAGCGGAGTGGAGCCTACAACGCTGGCTGTTTTTAAATAAGAATCATAAAACTTCCGATTCATGTCTTCGAATAAACGATTTCCATGAAGAGTCATCTCTATGGGTCCAGCTGTAAAAGTCCTTATTGAATTCGTGGCTATCTTTTCTGCCGCTCGAATTTCTTCTTTCAAGGAATTTCCAAACACTGCTGTATAACCGTCTTCTTTCAAACGGCCCCAATCCTCCTCCATATATGGTGCGAAATCTACCCAATCGTCAACCATAAGTCTTTTTGTAGCATATTCACGTGTCCAAGGGAAGCCAGGGGATGTACTCATATCCATCCCAGCTAAAGCTTCCTCTTGCGTCTTTACACGTGAACCTTGCATATGCGGGCCAAAATGTCTTGTCATAAACTCGCCAGCCTTATTCCAAGCAACTATTTGCTCTGAACTCATGGCGAGTGTTGGCTTTGCATATTTTGCAAGTGATGTGTACGCCGCCTCTACATTTGGGCAAGGCAAACCCCATCCAGTACGGTTAATCTCTTTTTGACGAGCATCCTCATACTGGGCAATTATCATATCTAACTTCCTGCGGTTTTTACCGGTAAATTTCTTCGGTACTGAACCAACCACAGGGAAAAACGCTTGCGGTAACATTTCTACATGTAAATCCGAAAGCTTCGCATAATCCCTAAAACCCGCTTTACTCTTAAAACGGTCTGGGTATCGCCCCCAAAACTCACTCCCTTCCTCTACGAAATGGGAAGGTAGTGGGGGCTCTATTGAAAAAGCGAACTATCCAAAATGGGATCATTAGCAGCTGCTTTGAGCTTCTTTGCTAACAACTCAGTCATCGGGATAAAACGATTGACCAATTCCCCCCCCGCGATATGAAAACCTACTAGCGCACCATCTGACACTGCGATTACTGGTCCGGCACAATCACCGAAATCAGTAGGAGCATCATAAACACCGAGTGCGGACGCAAAACCAATACCATATTCTGGTTCTTGCTGTTCTGGATCTGTGAATCCAAGCTGGATAACTTGCTCATTGATAGGAGCTCTCATTGTCCATGCTTTAGAACCGGGCATGCCGTTTACAACATACATCCCTAAATCCTCCGCTATGGGTATCAACCCATCTTCATGTAATTCAATAGTACCCAAAGCATTCTCAATCACCGGCTTTCCGCTCGTGTGTGCATGCAAGGTAACTACAACATGGTTAGAAACAATTGTCCCTGACGACGCCATCACTTTCTTCCCATCCTTAATGTGGAAAAGTTTATAAACTTTCTTGGAGCGCTCTTTCAAATTGAGCTTTGCCTTTCCAAGTAGCGATTCGTCATTCAAAGGGATTGCGACTTTCTGTCGTGCATTATAAAATGCCAAGAGTTCTCTCATTGACACCTCTTTCTCGGTCTCTTTCGCCCGCTTAATTGCGTTAGCGCGGCGAGCAACTTCCCGTGGAGATCGTCTCACTGGGAAGGTTTTTCGGGCCAGTCTCTGTTGAATATTTTCTGGTCCACGCTGATTTCGTGGAGTTAAAAGCTCACGCATGGTTGGACTAACAGTTTGTTTCACTGCTCCTTCCAACACATCGGCTCGGCCATAAACAGCCTCCTCCATAGCATCTTGTATACTCCGTCTCTCTTCTTCACGACGGTCATCAAAATGATCTGCATCAAAATCACGCTCTGTATCTGAAGCATCATACTCCAAACCTGATCGTCTGGAGCGCACGGTCTTACTAGCTCGTGGATGACGGAAAAATTTACTCGAACTCTTCCTTCCTTTCTGCCCTTCAAGTTTCTCTTCACTAGGTTCGGCAAAACATCCAGTTGTAAACTTACATCCATGCCCATCAGCATTATGCAAACCTGTTTTACAACCCGCTTCACTCTTCATAGGCATCCAAACATCATCTTCTTCTTTACGAGGGGGCATAAGCCACATCCTCAATCCATAACCTACTAAGGCTGAGGTACAGAACACATAAAGATTCTTATTACGCAAAACATGCGCCCAGGTCTTTGTAGCCCAGTCTTTAATTGTGTCCGTAATCGTTCGTTCATCAACAATAGCTCCCACTACATTAGGATGCAGCTCATTAGCCAAATTCCACCATTTAAAATTTGCTAGGCCATTGAGGAACTCTGGTACACCCTCATTCTTCAAGCCATGAAGTTTCCTCCACTCGGCTTCCTTTTCGGTAATTGCCTTCTTCACTTCCAAAATTTCTTTTGTTATACATCTTTCACAATTACTATAATACGCATAAGCAGGAGCTCCGCAGTCACAGACCTTTTCTTTACGGTCTTGATTAACTGCACCTGCTGAAACAAATTCAGCAGATTGTTGTTTCCAATTCTTTGCATTCTTTAGGAGAGTTTTATTACGCTTCTTTTGCTCATCAACCTCTTCTTGGGTCTTTGGCTTAAGCACACTCTCTTGCATACCTTCTTCAGGCCAGCCCATTGCACGGGCATCCTCCTCAAAATCATCCAAGAAAGTAGGACGCAATCTGCGTTTCTCCTTCCCTTTCTCTTGATCTTGGGATACATCTTTTTCTACAAACTCATCTGTCTCAAATGGATTTGTGCTATCTAACACAACGGTATCACACAATGGTTTATCCAGGTAAACATCATCAACATGGTCTTCACAATCTTCTTGCA